TGATCCTTGTTGAAAAAAGGGATTGAGAACCATATCACTATCCTATGAAATCGAGAGGAGGTAACTCGTAAGTATTTGACATTTGTTCTCTTATTACATCCAACTCTCTCTGTCCATCTTCATCATTAACATCAAAGGATTCCTGTGACTCTGGATCTTCACCTATGTAAACATAACCTTGTGATATTAATCCACCCTCTTTACCTTGTTGTCCATCTTTTGATAAATTTAAACCTGGTAGATTAGCTCCACCCTCTAATAGTGGTTGAACTGCTTGTCTAATTGACGCTTCTAATTCATCGACTAATTTTTCTACAACTGAACTAGCTCCAGGAATAACTCCACCTACTTGTTTTAATGTTTTTAATATTGGAGCTTTATCACCAAGTAATGTTTCTAATTTAATATTGATACCTTGATCGGGTGTTTTTAAATCTTCAATAATAACAGGAGCTTTTAATTGAGTTATAGTAAAATCAACTTGAGTTAAAAAATTAACTATAGCTTCTTTTGTGTATTCAGCTTCTCGTTCAATAAGTGAACCTACACTTGTGTCATGATCTATAGACTCTTGTAATGATTCGTCCAAAGCTTTTGTTTTAGCATCAATTAAATCTTGTTTTAATCCCATTATTATTTTCCGTATTTTTGTTTTTGTTTTTCGTCAGTTCTTTTTAAAACTTCTCTATAATCTTTATTTAAGAATTGTGACATTGGATCACTTGATGGAACTTGTTGTGGTGTATTTTTATTCATCATATCACCATATTGTCCACCAACCAATTCATTCATTCTATCCGAAGTGAACTCACTACCACCTAATGTTTTCCATTCACCATCTTGAGCTGTTTCATTTAATACATCATTCAATACTGAATTATTTGTGAATGATTTTTTCTCAACTATTTTTTTAGATTGTGGTTTAGATTCAATTGGTTGTTTCAATTCAGTTATCACTTCCTTGATAGCCATAGCAACTTCTTCTCTAACGATTTGTCTGATTATAGTTTTTATATTTTGTTTTTTCTTTTTCATAAATTACCCTTGTTCTATTTTATGTTTTGTACTTAATATTTGTTTTAATTGTTTTTGTATAGGTGACAATTTAGCAGACAATGGACTTTTACCAGTACTATCTGTAAGTGGTAATGCTGAACCATAAAACAATGATGTAGCTTCACTTAAAGCAGATAAAGTTTCATCTAAAATTTTTAATAGTTTGTCACCTAAAACCATCGATTCCATTTCTTTTTTATTTGGGTCACCTAAATATATTCTTTCCGACTCTATTATTAAATCTTCGGCTGTTGATATTGTTAAATGTCTTTTAGTACCAATATGTATATCTTTATTAGATGATAAATAAATATCATCTGTTTTTGAATTAAATGTTATTCTATCTGAATGAAATAACATTTGATTTTGATTTTCTATATTTCCATAATTATATATTAATTCATTTGCATTTACATCTCCATTTACACTTGATACTAATTTAGACATCAATCTATTTGGAGGATTTTCAGATGGAGTTACATTATCTGAAGCCAGAGTGAATCCATTAACAGTTAAAAGATTAGATAAATCATCATCTTTTTCTTGTTTATAATAACCACCAAAATGTTGATTTAAACTTCCTTTATTTGTAATTGAAATCAATGAACCATCTGCTAAACTTTCATATGAAAATGTTGGTTGTCTTCCATTAGATATAAACACATATGGATTTTCACTCCTACTACCTATTCTAACACTGTTTCCATGTCTACCCTCAAATATCATATCACCATGTGTTTCTTTATAAGCCTTTGTTTCATCTAATTTACTATTCCATTTTTTTGACATCCTTTTATAATTTATTTTTTTAAAATTAAGTGATTCACCTTTAGCCAAAACTTCATTTTGTTCTCTACTTAAATTACCAGAGCTTAAATTAATCTCAGGCTCACTCATATTATCATCGTTAAAATTAACATTATTTTCTGTATTTAAGGGCCCTAAATAATATTTTACTCCACCAAAGTCACATAATAATACTGGATCTCCATAAGCAGGAACTTCAACCATACCTCTAAATAATGGAAAATACCTATCAGTATCATTACAATCTGTTCTTTTTTTCTTAGGACCTTTTCTAATATGTGGTATCGCTAATATAGAATTTACATTTTTACTATTATCATAAGATTTAAGTGTTTCTGTACTTACAATTGGTTCTACACATACACCAGGCACAAATTGCATATAAATTGGTGTATTAAAATTTTTACCAAAAACTCCTTTTACTTTAGTTAAATCACCAGCTGTTGTTAAAATTGAACTCATTTAACTCTCCGTATAACCTGAAATAGTTTTGTTTTTTGTAGCTTCAAGCTTTTCACTTTCTTTCTGTAAATCATTTACAGTATCTTGAAGTGTTCCCATTAATTCTGCTTTTTCATCATCACTTAATAACATTGATTCATCATTATCACCTTGTGATTTAGATATAATTCTTTGTAATACACCAGCTAATTTAACCAGATGTTCATCGTTACGAACAGCAGTATCCATATATTCTTTTATAATAGGAGCTACCATAACCACATCATCTATAGTTGTAATGAATCCATGTATTTCTGATATTAACAAATCTATTTGAACTTTACGCTTTGTAGTGTTCTCATAGATGTCTCTTGTTAAATCTTGGAAAGTTTTTCCTTCAAATATTTCTTTATCGTCTGACATACAATCTCCTCAAGATGTAGTTATTCATATATAAATATAAAAATTGTAAGAAATTGTCTAAAATAAAAAACCCTCATTTAAGAGGGTTAATTATTTAAAAGAATTTTGAGCCTGAGGAATCTAATATTATAGTACCTGTTCGATGATACCTATTCATTAGTTTTTTATAATGTTTTTTAAATACATTAACAACTGATGTAATATGAGCAGTTTCAACATTTGTCATCTCTCTAATTAAAATATAGATTGCTTTTTTATTGAAGTTTTCTATTTCGTCTCTTTGTTTAATTAAATCAATAATAGCATATCCTATTTTTAAATCTCTATCTTTTTTAAATATGGTATTCATATTTGAATCAAAATAATCTACAATTTCAGCTGTAAAAGTATTGAAATCATACTCATCACTACCTTGATATTTATGTCTTTCTAATACGTCAATTTTATCGTGAGTTTTTAGTTTTTTGTAATTATTATTATTATGAAGAATTAAATAGTTTTTAGCAACAACTGAAAAATAACTAAATGCTTTTGAACCTTTTGTGTGGTCATATTTGTGCATATTCATTACCATAAAAGTTACCACTTCGTGTTTAACATCTACAAATGGGTCATCAAAATAAGTAAACTTAAATGTGTTAATTATGTTTTCAGCTAACTTATCAAATGCTGCATGTATTCGTTTTCCATAAATTTCATTTCTTTCACCATCATTAGTTGATGAATTATATTCTACAACTGCATCTTGAACCTCTTGTCCGAAATAAACTTTTCGTTTTTTCTTTTTAACTATTTTTTTTATTTCAGCTTTAACATCATTGACTTTTTTATCTTGTTTTTTTGCCATCTTGTGTCTCCTCTTCAAATATCCCATCAAGAGATAATTGAATTTGTTTTAGTTGTTCAAAGAAAAAACCTGTTTCATCATCTGATTCATAATGTCCTTTAGAATCTACAAGTTTCATTTTATCTGTTGCGAATTTAATCACTTGTTGAATCTGTAAAATAAATTCTTCGTATTGTGTTATTCTTCTTAATGAATAAAATAATAATGTAGATGTAACTACACTAATTAAAAAGAATATTATTGAAAATGTTATCCACATATTATCCCCTAATTAAACAATTCATCAAATTTATTTTTGAGATTGTCTACTTGTTTTTGTTCGTCTTTAGTTTTTGGAACTTTTGTATTTATTGGTTCATTGGATTCCATACCTCTATTCCATTGGTCGGATTCAATATGTGTAGCCATCATATCGGCTTGATGAAGAATATAAGCCATATTGGTTCTCAATCCAAAGTCAGGATTGTAAGACATCAAATATGCTTTATTAGCCTCATCATATAAACCATCTGTTAATTTAATTCCAATGTATTCTTTATCAGTAACCTTAACACCATAATGTTGAAGTAACCACAATCCCCTATCAGGTACTTTCATATACTGAAGTTGTGGATTGTGAGTATAAATTTCATCACGATTTTTTCTATGCCAATCTGATGTTTGTGGAATGTAATAGTCGTGTTCCAAATCACCAACCTTACCTAAGTCGTGATGTAAAGCAGCAAAGACTAACTCCTCATCCGTGAAGTTAATCTCTGCTCCGTTCTTCTCCCACAATTGTTTTATCTCAAGTGAGTGACTTACAATATGAAGAATGTGTTCTACATATCCACCCGGCATTGCATTATGATAATGTCCTTTAGCACTAGCTGGTGCGAACATCATTCTGTCTTGGAAGTCATCATAGAACTTTAAAAGATTGTCTCTTCTATCATCACCAATGTGTGCATTGATAACATCTATCATTGTATTCCAATTATTTTGTATTTCATCTGCTGTTAATTTTTTCATCTTACCTCGTATCTGTTTTTTGTAAATTTAATTGTGTCTTCTAATCTTAATCTATTTCTATATTCACTAAAAGAAATCCTTACACCCCAATTCATATATTCTAAAATATCTTTTTTACTTACTGATTTTTTCTTGTGAATAAAATCTAAAATTCTTTTGTATGATTCTGTATCTGACATTGGCTTTAAATCTTCTATTTGTTTCCAATTATTAAACCATTTCAATACTCTTTCACTCCATCTGAATCCTTCTAACTTTGGTTCTAAATATAAATTAGCCTCATCTCTCATATAATCATTATCCAATACATTTTCAATCATATCTTTAAAACTTTTAGCATCGTTTGCTTTATATAATAATGGATACTCTTCACCAACCATTTCAGGATAACACATTTTATCTGGTAGAACATATGGAACACCTTGACTCAATCCATCAGTTGTTGAAATACTCCAAGCAGAATATTTTTGAAAACAACCAACACCCATATGCATTGAACGAACAAAGTTTAAGTAATCATCTCGACTACTTAACTTAACTCTTTCAGCGTAAGGCCTATTTAAATCTGTAAGTGTTGTATACACTTTGAAGTCTTGTCGTTTTTCCCACAAACTATCCATTTGTTTTACAAACCAAGTATAACCTGTATATTCATTATCTCTATGATTGAATAAGATTGTTTTTGGTTTATGTTTATGTCCAGTTGATATATCATCAACACCAAGATAATGTGGTTGGATAATTTTTTCTAATCTATCCGTTACATCTTTGGTATAAATCAATTTAGACTTTTCTATAATTAAATCTTTTAACCATTTAGTATTTACACCACACTCTTCCATTTCCAATGTTCCAGCGATATTATGCATCAACATTGATTTAGCATATGCTGTATTCTCTGGTACTTCATACCAATGACAATAACCAATAAACTTTGGATTGATATTTGTTTCATTGACAAACATATTTGATAATTGTAAAGTGTGTTCAGGTAAATGTGAATACACAATATCATAATCATTCTTTTTCCAATCAATGGTTTTCAATAATTGTTTATGATTGAAATGAGTTCTCATAGCGTTTGGATATGATGGTAACTCGATTGGTAATTGTGTTGTGTTTGGAAATATTAAACTCTTAACTTCTGTAGGTGAAAGTATTGTCCAATGAATATCATCACGAACTTTATTAAGTTCTTTAATAACATTACGCAAGACAACTACATAAGAATCTTTTTCTAAATCTTTCATATAAGTTATGTTAGGGTATACCAGCACTTTGTACTGGTACACTCTATCATTATCTTTCTCATCTGTGAATTTAAAAATATTCACTAATATACTTTCTCAGTTTTTGAATGAAGATTAGCTTTGGAATCTCCAACTCCCATATCCTCACCACCCTCAGCGTGAGCAGTTATATGTGAGTTAGCAGTAGCTGCTGTATCAACCTCACCCCAAGACATCATTTCATCTGTAAAGACATCTTTCATATTCTGCTTTAAAGCAGTTTGTCTTTTCTTGAATAATGATTGGCTTCTACTTGATTCAACTAATGTTAAGATACCTAAGTTATCCCATTCCTCAAAATGTTTATCAATTTCTTCTAATAACAATGTCTCTTTACTTCTAATATTTTTAGGACTATTGTTACTATTTTTTCTTTTAAATGAATGTTCATTTTCTATGTAAACTGTAATACCTTTTTTATCCACAGTTACCTTACCGTATCTATTTATTTTAGGAATTGGATTACCTTTGGAATCTAATTCAAGTAAATCTTTTCCTTCAAGTGTTCTGATAATGGTTGTCATATCGTGAAATAATCTTTTGTAATTTTTTATTTCACCAACCCTTTTACCAATACTTTTTAAATATGGTGTTTTTCCTGTTAACATATTTGATACCATAATAAAGTTGTTAATCCAATCTGCCCAACTAACCTTTACATAGTTACCCTTTTGTTTTTTCTTAGCAACTTTATACTCCTCCAACGCACCTATTGATATTGTCTTAACAACATTACTAACAATGTTTCTATCTTTTGTAGATAAGTTGAATGAATATTCAAACATTCCATCTAAGTAATCATCGCTAGTATAATCTACCGAAGAAGTTCTGTTTTTCACACAATTTAGGTAGTAACCAAGCATCTGTGATACCAATAACATATGTCCTTTTTTCTTCAAAGATTTTTTTCCAGTGTTAGTTAAACCTTTCATAGCTTTAAAGAATTTATTATTATTTGGATTTTTTGTACCACTTGTAATATCTCGAATAAATCGACTCACAATAGACATGGAACATATTCTAACTTCCATTGGAAACAATTCAAGTCCACTATTAGTTGTTACAAAAAACTTTTGTAGTTCTTTTATTCCACCTGCGTGTATAAAGGTAACTAACATTGGTTGACTTAAAATAGTTTGTTGCAACTCTTCAGGTAATTTAGGAAAAGTCATCCCCTCCATATTAACAGCAATACCATCTTCATTATAAACTAAATCGTTGAAATCCTCATGTTGAAATTCAATTTGTTCTTTAGTTGAGTTAGGTTTAAATGTTCTGCGTATAACCTCATCTCTATGTTTACCATCTATTAAAAGATATTTAAAACCATCATCAATAAATTTTTGAAAATACTCTATATTCTCTGATAAGGCTTCTTGGATATTATCTGATAAGGCTTCTTGGATTTCTTTACCATCATTATCTTCTTTATTATCTTCTTTCCATTGATTTAGTTCATATTCTAATTGGCTTTTTATAGCTTCTATATCAGCAAGTAATAGTAAATCTTTTACAGAATTACCACTTACTAAATCAAGTAGATATGATTGAATTGTTTTCATAACCCACGGATCAAATATTCTTTGAACTAATTCTTCATCACAGGTTACATATGGTTGGACACTTTCGATGTAGTGTTTTATTGGCATTTTACCAGCTTTTAATTTTGTCGCTGGATTTATTTTGTATTTTGGCATTTTAAGCCTTTCTCGCATTTAGTGCGTTTTATTTGTCGACATTGTTGTCTGTAGATGTTTAGTGTTATATGTTATTTTTATAAGCACTCTCACAACTATTTATTATACTTCGTTGTATAATCTTTATAATATTACGAAACTTTTTGTATATAAGTCAAGCTTTTTTTTATTTTTTTTTAAAAAAAGTTATTTTTACTACTTAAATAGTTCCAATAATATTGTTTCCACTTACCATTAATAGCTTTTTTTACTTGTGATAATGTACAAGTAGGGCCTGGTGCATGAAATATACAAGGTTCTGTATTTGTTAATTTATTATAAATATTATTTTCATTATACACTATATCAAAATTAGCAGACCTTCCACCATCTTCATCCCATAAACATTGGAATATGTGACAATCATAGTCAATACCTACTGGACTGTCATTACCATATTTTTCAACACAATCAAGAAATATCTGTGTCCAAACTCTTTGGTCTGAAATATCTCTTGGTGAAATTTTACTAGACCATTTTTTATTATAGTCGGTTAAAAAATAATCAGCTACATCTTCAATGTAATTTCTCGGATTCAATATGAAGTCCGTTCTAGCTATCATCATTCCAGAATTTAAGTATTTATATTTTTTATTTTGATTTGGATACTTATCAGCTATTGATTTATCAGGATAACAATTTGTTTCACCGTTAAATAAAACTTGTAAATTTGGATAATGAGTTTCTATCTTTTCTAATATTTCATCTACACCTCTATAAAATATTACATCTCTTGAATCAACAAATATAATATATTTTTGGGTTGGATTTAATTTTTTAATACCCTCTCTGAAATAAAAAAACTTATCTGAAAATGCTTTCCATTCTCTACCCTTACCGAAAGCAACATATGGTATATTATGTTTTGCTAAACTTTCAAGTAAGTCTTCTTCTTGATTTGAATGAGTATCGGTTTCTACAAATGTTACTAATAAATCAGATTTCATTTTTTATATCCTTATATAAAACAGCTTCTTTATTTAGATTACAATATATTTTAGCTCTTTTTTTCATAACCTTACTCATACCCAATTCCATCTCATAAATCCAAATATCATCTCTTAATATAGACATACATTCTTTTAATGTATGGGTATAATCAATTACAATAGGAGTTAACACTACAAGTATTTTTCCATTTTCCTCACAATAAGTTGCTAACTTTTTTATTGTTCTATCTTCTTTTTTAGGAAGATACCAATATACTATTTTTTCAAAACTATCTACCAACTTCACCTAAATATTTTTCCTTACATTGTTCCCAAGTCATACCTAATATATCCGAGTAATACAACATCTCAGGCTTTAATCTATTTTCTGTATGTAACTTGGTATATCTTTTTATTGCTTTTCTTTTCCACCACTTGTTGATGTATTCAGAACCTTGAGCAAACTTTGGTCTCATAACTAATTCATCAGCATTGATTTCATTTCTTAAAA